ATGTTGCTCTTAAAAGTCATTTTAACAAACATGACTATGATTACATTAAATATGGTGGCAAGATAGGAATATCGCCAGCTTCTTTTGAGAAACGTAAAGATAAAGTCTTCTTTGAGAAGCTGGCAAAAAAAGAAAACATACATGACTTTCTAGTAGCTAATCTTTCAGACAATAGAAAATTGTGGGCTAGACCTTTGGCCTATGAAGAATCTTCTGACAAGACTTATCTTGATTGGAAGAAAAGAAAACAATCCCTTTCATATATTTTCAAAAACGACCTTGGTAAACTGGATCCTAAGTTCAATAAGAACTTGGCTTGTAAAGAAGGTCATCCCATATTGTTTAAAACTTATCTTGGTGGTGAAATTTGTTTAGAAACTATGTGTATTATACTAGATCTAACAAGAGCCATTCAATACTGGGATTCTCAAATGGAATACGATCCTGTTTGGGATGAATATAAAATGAAGATCGTAAAATATACTCCTTTTATAGAATATGATAAAGATAAATTCAAGAAAATATTGCTTGACTTCTTCAGCGAATAGAAGTATACTAAATAATGTTGGGTGATACAAATGCCCATCATACACTGTTATACATTGTAATACAAAACATACGGAGATATACATATGGTAGATTTTAAAGCACTCAAAGCATCTTCTGGTAAGAAGTCGCTAGAAACTCTCACTTCAGAACTAAACAAAATGTCGGGCGGAGAAGGTAAGTCCTCTGATGACCGTTTCTGGACCCCGACTGTAGACAAGGCTGGTAATGGATATGCTGTTATTCGTTTTCTCCCTGCTCCCGCTAATGAAGATGTACCTTTTGTTCGAATCTTTGACCATGGTTTTCAAGGACCTGGTGGATGGTACATCGAGAACTCACTAACAACTCTAGGTAAGAACGATCCAGTTTCTGAGTATAATTCTAAGCTCTGGAACTCTGGCATCGAAGCAAACAAGGAAATTGCTCGTAAGCAGAAGCGTCGTCTTCATTTTATCAGTAATATCTATGTTGTTTCTGATCCAGGTAATCCCGCTAATGAAGGAAAGGTTTTCCTATTCAAGTATGGTAAGAAGATCTTTGATAAGCTGAAGGAAGCAATGGAGCCTCAGTTCGCTGATGAAGAGGCAATTAATCCGTTTGATCTCTGGGCTGGCGCACCATTCAAGCTAAAGATTCGACAGGTTGAGGGTTATCGTAATTATGATAAGTCTGAGTTTGATAAGTCAGGACCACTTCTTAAAGATGACGAAAAGCTAGAAGAAATCTGGAAGTCAGAATATTCTCTTCAAGAATTTCTTGATCCTAAGAACTTCAAGTCTGAAGAGGAACTACGTAATCGTCTTGCTAAGGTTCTTGCTGAAGATTCTGCTCCAGCCAAGCGTGCTAAGGCAGAGGAAGTCCCATGGGCTGATACCGAAGAAGCGCCATCATTCAAGGCAACTCATGCACCAAATTACTCTGGTGATGATGACGATGATGAGTCTTTGGAATTCTTTAAGAAACTTGCTGATGAATAATTTAAGGGGAGCCAAGCTCCCCTTTTTTTACGCCCACATATTCTTTTTAATTTTTCTCATTTCTGACCAGTGGTTACCACCGATCATAGAAGCCCAATCTGGCCAACTTACATCCCATGGATAATTGTAAGAATAACCTGCTTGTTGATATGACATTTGATTTGGATTTACACCAGCATCTGGAGCTGTTCCAGGAATACTGAATTGTGACATATCTTGTTGTTCGGTTTGCGCTTGAGTTTGAACAGCTGCTTGATTAATCATTTGTGTGGCTTGCATAGAATTAGATAATGCTTGTAACATCTCAGCGTTTTGTGGTTGTTCAACTTGTTGAGCATATGCTTCTGTTGGAGCAAGAGAACCTAATAAAGATTCTAACATAGGTCCAATCATTCCTAGTATTCCACCCAATCCTCCAGGTAACATACCACCCATCATTCCCATCATTGCGCTTGTATCCACTCCTGACATTGGAGCAGAAACTCCTGGAGTAACTGCCTCTTGTCTTACTGGAGTTGCTTGTTCAGTAGAAGGCTCTGACATAACAGAGGAAGGCGTGGTTGGTGTTGGAACCATAGCTGATGGAGTTGTTTCAGAAACTCCTGGTACAGAAGTAGCAGTAGGAGTTGCGCCTGGAGTAACAGCTGCTTTAGTGGTGTCTGTGTAGTCTGATGTAGATGCTCCACCTATAGCAGATTTGCCTCCTCTGATACCTTGACCGCCTATTTGAGCATGTATGTGGTTAAAATGATTTCTAACTTTCCACAGAACAGTATAACCTGCTGCTTGTAATTCTTGTGCAAGTTTATCAAACTTTGGACCCATTACTGGATCATCTGCTTCTTTTGAATTTCCTGATGTTGCATTAATATCTATTGCTTGACCCTGATAGTGTGCGCTGTTAGGTCCATGAACGCGATGAACGCCTCCAAATAATGGATGTTCTGAGACTCGTATTCCTCTTTGTTGTAATGCTCTACCAAGAGCAACAATATCTCCACCAGGTAAACTGCCTGTTGCGCCTTGACCTTTTACTTTATCAGCATCTTTTCCTAGCGTTTCTTCTTTATGATTGTGGGTGTCAGCAGGAGTTGAGGCACTACCAGCTGGAGCAGTTGGCATGGCTGCAGGAGTTGCATCTTGATCAGAAGGACCTTGGTTTGCATATTGATCCGGTTTAATTCCTGTTGCTGAAACAGTATATTCTGGGACAGCATATTTTCCAACACCGTGTTGATGCACATCCCTACCAGAACCATATTGTTTTACGCCTCCAGATTTTAACATATCTTGATACCAAGTGCTTAGAGCATGTTGTCCGGATATGTTTGGATTTAAAAACATAGTATATTGGGAAGAGCCTAATTGAGACTTAGCACCACCTGCTCTAGCTGCTAAATATTTTTTAACTTCATCAACATATTTTTCCATATTTTTTGGACCAGGAGTTCTATCTATATCTCCATAAGGGTTTACAGGACTGAATTGTTTAGGAGAACTCAATACGCTTTTTATATCAGAGCCACCATATTTACCAGACATTGCTCTGTTCAGAACTGTGTCAACAACTGCTTGTCTTCCTGATTCTCCTAAAGAGCCAGCCTCTAGAGCAGATATTTTGGCTAATCTTTGGATATCTCCTTCCGATATATTTAAATTTTTACCTTCTTTAGTTTGTAAACTGAATTGAGTGGATCCTTCGTATACTCCTCCTGGAACAGCTCCTCCTCCAGCTCCTACGCCTCCTCCTGACAAATAATTAGCACCAGCTACGGCGGCTCCTCCTAGAACAGCGCCTCCACCAACTTTTAAAAGAATATCGCCAAGTTTACTAGTAACGCCACCAAATCCAGAAGTCAAACCAGCAGTCAATCCACTAAGAAGACCATTTGGACCAACCATTGTATTTTGCATATTTCTATCTAATTGATAGATACCATCAGTCATATTTTTTATAGATATAGCCATGGTTTTTATATCACCACGCATGGCAGTTTGAATCGATAGCGATTCTTCAAACACTCTTTCTAGATTATCAAATTTAGAATTTGTCTGTTCTAATTCATGGACGACTTCGTTTATACTATTAGAAAGATCCGCCAAGTCTCTTCTTTGCGCAGCGAAGATGTTAGATATATCTTTTACAACTTTAGTAATACTGGCGGCGCTGGCAGTTGCTGCTTGTCTAAACTGACCAGCAGATTCAGCCATGGCTGAAGATATTCCAGATTTTATGACTGCTAATTCCTGTGTTTCTACCGCCATTTTTTACCTTACTTGTTTTTAGCTTCTTCTAATTCTTTTAGATGATCAACTAACATTTGAACATAGATATCTCTCTCAAAGGGTATTAAATTTTCAACTTCACTAATCGAATATTTATGATGCTGAGCCAGTGAAAATATTGAAGAATAATAGTTCACCAATGTATTATGACTCAGCGCCAAGTAAAAAAATCATTTAACGAGCTCAATATAATTTCTCTATCGTTACCCAAAGAATTTTTATATTTTATCACATATTCCATTTTTGGAACATTAACTAAAAACGCTTGAATTTTCTCAAAGGTTTTGATATCTAAACTTTCCAAGAAATCTATCAGTTCTTGTTTCTTGTAGTCTTTGCACTGATATACTTGATCTTCGTAATAGACAGAATCTATACAACGAATTATAAGTTCAAACATATAATCTTTTTGTAGATTGAGAAACTCTTCATCATCGTATAAAGCTGCTGATGGATATTTCATAACAATACCAGACTTATCAGTGATTTTAATATTGTTATTGATTTTATCCGGATACTTTACTTCTATTTTTTGTAAATTTATATCAAAATCGTATAGTTTCTGGTCTTCATTGTCTTTATATGTTACTTTGACATTATTATCTACAGAGATAGCTCGTAGTTTAAGAAAGATATATTC